CACTATCCACGAAAATACCAGTATGGCCACCTGCTCCACTAGAATATCCACGGCGCCCCCAAATAAAGATATCCCCACGCTGAGCATCCCAAGGGGTATTCTCAGAGATGAGCTCATATCCGTTCTTTTTGAGCCAGTCATGCTCATATTCAGTATTGACCGCCCATCCAGCGGACACAGCTCCAGCGCTCATTAGTGCGTAGTAGATCGAACTTGAGCAATCGTAAGAGTCGGGACCGTTACGATCGTCCATGCTGTAGGATACTTGACCTTGTCGCGCACGCATCCAAGCAATAGCTGTTTCAATGTTTACTGTCATAATTACTCCCCTTTCCAGGCATCATTCATCTTCTTGACAGCTGACTCGACAAATGTGTCGAGTTCTTTGTCACTCATGCTGATGTTATATTTGCTAAGCTCAGCACGGATTTTAGTGCGTGCTTGCTCCAGTTTTTCTTCGCCTTTATAGCCAGTTTCGGCTGCGATTTGCTCTACGGCATTGACTGCGTTCTTAGCCAAGATTTCTACAATCTTGATAGTCTTTTCTCCGCCTTTTCGCAAAAGGTAATCTTTTACTGCTTTGATGATACTGCCTGTGGCTACTGCTAAAAAGCCTGTAGCAAATGCAATAATGATTTCGTTAAATTGTGACATGTGTTATTCTCCTTTGTTTTTATCTTCGTCTTTCTCAATCAATCGCTGAAACGCTTTTAAAATTGGCTGAAAAAGAGTGACATTTCCTTTTAGTTTGCGGTAATTTTCAATGAGTGATTGAAAAGTAAATACGATGTACCCGAGATAAATTGAGTACAAGAATGCGAATCCTGATTTTTCAGGCAAGAGTACAGACATCGGGATGAGAATCATCAATAAAAGGACCCCTAGAATTTTGCGAAGGAGCCCGTTGATGCCGATTTTGCTCTTGTATTCAATGTCAGAATTGACAATCGCCGCAATCGTTCCTGTCACAAAATCAATGATTTCCATTGAAACGATCAAGGCCAGAGCATACAAGACCAGACCATCTTCTGTTTGTACTACACTTCGAAAAAAATTGAAAAATTCAATTTGCATATACACCTCTACTCTTTCCCTTCAAATTTCCAAGCAACACCAGTTCCGTTTTGCTCCAGGGAGCCATTTGTCACAAATGCGCTGACAGGCTCACCATTGTAAGTAAACTCCTTATTAAGCTGAACTAGGATGCGTTTCCCTTCGCCGTTAACCTCCACATGTTCAGGATCTTCAATCGTAATCAGATCATGTGGTAAGTAGGTCTTACCAACTTCAGCGAGTGGAATCAACTCAACTAACTCCTTGTAAGTCGTACCGTATTCGATGTTCTTGCTCATAACAGAGTTCAAGACCAGCACATGAATGACTTTCTGGTTTACCTTTGCATTTTCTTCAGTCTGCTTGATAATTTGAGCAAGTCTGTCCTGTTCGCTCTTGTTGTGCGCAATCTGCTGCTCTGCTTGTTCAAGCTTATTCTGCGCTTGCACGATTGCAGCGCCTGGATCCAATTCAGCCTTCAGGATATCCAGCACCGCTTGAATCAATACATCCTCTTGCTCAGCCGTTCGGTCGCCTACAAGCTCACGCATGTTTGTACTGTATCGATTACCCTCAGACAGACGAATTTCTACTACGGTCGCCACATTGTCTCCAAAACCTCTCGTATAAGGTTTGCTTGCTAGTTCATAATTGTTAATTGCCATTTGTCATTTTTCCTTTCACTTCTTCAAATTTTGCCTTAAGCTCTTCGTCAGATTCAATGATTCGTTTCATCTGCTCGAGCTCCATAGCGGTCACTGTATAGAGGGCTTCGAGCGTTGCTGACTGAGTAGCCTCATTACCGACCTTCTCACCTAACGATTTGATCGCTAAACTGCTAATTTGTTTGTCTTGTTCATTCATGCTGTTTTCTCCAATTTTTCTATTTTTTGATTAAGCTCCTGAATGGCCTTGATAAGATAAGGTACAAGAGCAAATGTGCTGTAAGAGTATGCGCCGTCGGGATTCTCGTAAAACGCTTCAGGAGCGTACTTCTGTACATCCTGCGCCATGATACCGCAAGCGATATCTTCTATTCTTCCATCGTATTGTTTGCGATAGCTGTACGTCTTCAGATTTTCGACTACATCTAGCCCGGAAACTGTACTAGCTTCGATATTGTGCTTATATCGACGGTCTGAGATTTCTTTATTCATTGGGATCCAGTCGTAACCAGAACCGCTGTAATAAAGGTAAAGATAGTTGTTTGAGGGCTCGAAATTTGAGTATTTAGAAGAGTGAATCCAGTACCCGGATTTTCCTGAATTTTCATTGTTGTAGAAAATATGACCGGTTACTTTTAAATCTCCATGGACAATCGGAGTATTCCAAAATTCAGCGCGATTATAACAATACATTTGACCTGTATGTTTAACGAACCAAGCATAGTCACCAGGATAGCCCCAATTGTTTCCCCAGTTGACCCACAAAGCTGTCTGTGACCAGTGGCCAGACCCGTTGCTCATACCGACCGAAAATTGATTTTGGCCAGTTATCCAGTATACGGATGAGTCTTTCTCGTGTGTACCAATCTGGAATCCACCAATACGGCCCTTGTAACCTTCAAGCAAAGTCGCCGTGACCACGACTGACCGAAGCTTGTTGATGAAGGCCTCTTTAGCCGCAAGCGTGTCCGTGAAGATATCGCTTGAAACGAACATCCGAGCCATGGCTATATCCATGACCAGCTTATCTGCTGTGATGGTCTTTGAAGCAATAATCTCAGCGTTCAGCTTAGCAAACGCACCCTCACCAACAAATAAGCGTTTGAAATAACCTTGAATAGCTGTCAGCTCATCAAGCAAGGTCTTACCTTTCAAACGAATTTTTTCAGCTTCAATCAGAATTTGATTGTTCGTCGCATTGATTTGTGAAACGATAGAGCCAGCGCTAGTCAAATTTTGAAACGCAAACGAGCCAGCAAGTTGACTCTGAACCGAGCGGATAGCTTCGTCTGTGTCTTCGAGAGCAGGACGGGCACTTGTTGCAATGCTTCCCTCCTCTAATTGAGGAGCCAGGATATCGAGATAGCTTCCTTTTGCGCCATTCACTAAGTAAACGTAGCCGATCGACAATTTCCCAACTTTTTTTCGTTCGCTCGAAAATGTCAAATATGTCCATTTGTCATCTTTCAAGATGAATTCTGGGCTTATACCTGTTGAGTCGTCGCTCCACCAATAACTTTGTAATCTAACTCTTTGTCCAGCTGAGCCTCTTATCCAAACAGACATTGTATAGGTTCCTGGCATAATCTCAAACCCGTCCTGAGCAACGCCAATTTGACCTTTTGGATCACTAGAAATTATACGTACTGCTTTATTAAAACCAGATACAGGGCCATCTGAAACCTCAATTGTCCGAACACTTCCAGAGCCTGAGCCACGAAATGTCCCAGAATCCCATGAGCCTGAACCTACACGCATCTCTTTGATTCCTCTGATATAGTTTCGGCCACCTTTTGTAGCTTTTGCCACCTCAACCTGGAACAGCTGGTTAGTCAAGGCCATGCGAGCGATATTGTCTGCGATGCTATTATTAGTATTGCCCAAAATACGCTCGTAGAGTTGACTTGTTTCTCTGACACGTTGGAAATCCGTTTGATTAGCCTTACCAGCAATTTGAGAGATAATATCCGCAAATCGTCCATCTACTGCATTTTTGTATTTGGCAATCTGAGTAGCAATCGAGCCATTTTGTGGGTTGGTAATAGCTTCAAGCCTACGCTCAATGCCTCTTACATCCTCCTGATAAGCCAATTTACCAACGTAGTCCCTTGTGACCAGCTCACGGACAGCAGTCGCTTGCTTAGCGCTCTCTTCTTGAGTGTATCTTCTCAAGGCTTCCTGTCTCTGGCCGTCTTGGCTAACATAGGTTTCAACCGTCGCCAATTTAGAAGATAGACCTTCAGCCGTCTTCTCAAATTCAGACTTAGCTACGACAAGGTCTGTCTTGCCATCTTCAGGAGCAGGACCTGCATCTATACGAGTCGAGCTTCTGGTCAATTCAACCTTGCGAAACGCTACATGGCCAATCTCGTTATAGCCCAGAATAATTCGCCAGAAGTCAAAATTATCAGGCTTGGTCAACGCTGGGATAGTAACTTGATAAGTCTGCCAGCTGGACGTGAGATTGAAATTACCATACATGATTTCAGGATTGCCAGGTGCTGTTTGATTGGCTCTTAATGACAACCAGACGTTTGGAGAACCAGAGTAGCAAATTCCTTGAAACGAAAGTGTGTAAGTTTCTCCAATCTCCAAATCCAAAAGTGCTGTCGAATTCTTGCCTGATGTTCGACTTCCTTCTTTCGAATGGATTTGCATCTGCTTCCAGGTGTTAGTCGTGCCTTTGACGTTATATTCGCCGCTGATGATTTTCCAGTCAACAGGACTACTATCTCCTTGAGAGTATATCCAGAGACCTCTTGAAAAGTCATAGTCTTCAGCATAATTCCGCCCGCCGACCTTCATTTTGGCAAATGTCTGAGTCAACCCATCAATACCTTGCTTGACCTCTGATTTGGTCGCAAATCCGTTCATCTGGCCAGTCATGCGACTAAGGGCCTCTGTGGTCGTTCTGCGATATTCTGAAGCTTGATTGACCTCGCTTGTGACTGTTCGCTTCAGAGCGTCCAAATCACCTGACAGAGCCGTTTGAGCGCTCGTAGCCTGTGACTTGAATGCTTCAAGCTTAGCAAGTGAATCTAGACTAATCCGCTTGGCTTCCTGAGCGAGTAAGCTGCTTGTACCAGCATTTCTCAAGGCTTCTTCAGCCCTGCGTTTGGCTTCTTGTATCGAAGCATTGTCAAAGCTTTCGAAACGCTGATTGATAGTATCAGAGAGTTCTCTTTTAACTTCTTCAGCTCTGGCTTTGGCAGCATTGAGACCGTCTGTGAATTGATTGACCAACTCTTCTTTCTGCCTGTCAAAAGCAAGATCAGCATTCTTGAGTTCTCTTGCTAACTGCCTTTCAAAATCACTTTGAAGTTGTTGAGCTTCACCCTTGACTGCATCACTCACTGCGTTACCAATCGCATTCGCAAGGCCTGACTTGAACTGCCCAAAACCAATTGTCTTCAATTTTTTGCCCATTGGTGAGTAAGTGTACTTAGTAATCTTCTTGCGCACGTCAAGATTGTAGACATCGTGAAATAAACTCACAATATCAAACATCTGGACAGGCACATCACTCTGGCCGACAACCTCAAGCTCAAGGCTATCTTCCATCATGTCACAGAGCGAAGTTCGATAATACTGCTCACCATATTTTCGAAGGCTTGCTTCATCCTTCACATCCCTATCATTAACCTCAATCACATCCTCGTAGATTTGACTGTACTTGTCAATGAGTGGACTATCCACAACCACAGACAACTTGCGGTCAGGCGCCTTTTCTCCCTCACCTTTGACTGTCGCGATGAAAGTAATTCGAGTCTTCAAAGACTTGGTAGATGTCTTGTGCTGGTAGCTAGATAGGTTTTTCTTATACATAAAAAGCGATTCGTTCTCTGAACCGCCATTTTTCAACAATCGAACCTGGTAGCCGTGGCGCACAAGGTCTCCACCCCATTGACCAATAATAGAATGCTTATCTTTCGCAAATGCCTCCATAGCATTCTTAGAGCCAATATTAAAGGTATGCCTATCTTCAATATCAGAGAAGAATGAGAACGGATTGTCACGAGTGATCGCGCCAGCAAAACGACTGAGAGCAGTTGAGCCAGTCGCTCGATCAAGAGTAAGCGAACTGACCACATAGTTATTCAAGAGGGTAAATACTTGATTCGCATAGACTTGAATATAGCCATGCTTCTTCTCTACCTCGAAAATGACAAAATCCTGTTCACCGTGAAGGTCATCAGCCGTTAGGAACGCTTCCTCCTTCAACTGCTCCCATAAGGAATCCGAGGTCGGAAATCGGAAGGACAATTGATAAGTGCTATTATTCTCTTGAACAATTTCATCAGCATAGGCAGCGTTCAGAGGCATATTTCCATTTGTTAAATAAATCAAATCTTATACCTCCAATTCGGTCGAATAGTAATTTTACGGACATTTCCGGTAAACGAGATTCCGACCTTACCAGTCGGTATTTCCAAGAACCCTCCACGTTTCCTGAGAGTGTTCTGAACCGCGCCAGTAGCGTTGTAGATATTTTGCTTACCTTGCCTACAATCAATCGTGGCCTTGGTCTTAATCGTAAGATACATGGTCTTCCGACCAATCGTGAGGGAGATATCACCATCTCCCTCAATTTCGATGATTGGTTCCGAATAAATCGTACCAGGATTGTTGATTGTGTCGGATGCAGTAAGGACAACAGGATCTACGTTCTTCTGATAGCGGAATGGTTGCATGTCAAGTTTAATCTCTAACTTCCAAACATGGTTCCCAAAAGGTTCAAAACTAGCAGTCACAAAGTTAGCATAGAACAATGAATCTGGCTGATAGCTAAATTCCAAAACATTGTCATTCGATTGAAATTTATCAAGAATGCTTGAAATCTCAACCATTTTTTTAACGTGGAGAGTGAAGGTCCTTTCGTAACTGTCGAAAGAACCGTCCACTACACGGTAACTACCATTGACTCCATGAAGGTTGGCTACCTCCCCTCTCGGTTTAGCAGCCTCAACCTTCCCAAAATCTGTCACAACACAACCAGGAAGGGTTGAGGTGTTGAAACCATTGATGATCATATAATTCATTAAATTCCCTCCCTTGCATAAATTGCACCGTGTTGCTCATAGGTTTTTAACGAGATAATATCATTGTCTAGGTAGACATCTGACGATTTTTCAAGGATAGCAGTAAGGATCTTCTCCATACTTGCTCTCAGAATCGCTATCTCAGACACGGTTTTACTCTCATGTACTTCAAATTGAGACGACGGCATAGCCAACTGCGCCTCAAGACTTTTAGTCACAGATGCAGAGGAATTAAGATCCAGGTTATCCCCTGAAAATACATCAGAGATTTCTCCAGCCATCCCTCCGACCGTTTTCTTGACGTATTTAAATCCATCTTTTAATCCATTGTCTAAACTTCCCATAATTGCATTACCAGCAGGAATCAAAAGTTTACGGTCATATTCGATCGGTCCTTTGTGGTCACGAATCCAATCCGCAATTCCACCAACAAAGTCAGTGACAGAAGACCACATAGACTGCAAACCATTCAAGAAACCTTGTAAAATTGCTTGACCGGCTGCGAATAGGTCAATATTCCACAATTGATTAAAGAATCCAGTTACATTACTTATCAGATTAGATACCGCATTAGACATGCTGTTCCAAGCATTTTGCGCCCCGGATACGAGACCATTGATAATGTTTAGAACACTAGAAGCTAGAGAACTCCAAGCATTACTTGCCGTTGACTTAATCCCTTCCCACAAACTTGATAGGAAGTTCATAAAGCCATCCCAGATATTTTGAGCTCCCTGCACCAAACCTGTTATTAGACTTGTTACAGTAGATTTTATCCATTCCCAAGTCGCTGAAGCAGCCGACTTGATAAATTCCCAAATCGCAGATAAAGTAGCTGAAAAATTTTCAAAAACAGCAATACCATAACCAACAATAGTATCTACAATACCTGAAAAGAATGTTTTAATCCCTTCCCATATCAGAGAAATGCCATTTTTAATGCCTTCCCAAATTAGAGAAAGATCAGCTCCCAGCTGGTTAAAGTTCCCTGTCACAAGGTCAATGATGATCAGAATAGCACCCAAGAAAATCGATTTGATAAATTCCCAAGCACCTTGAAAAATCATCTTAATCCCTTCCCAAATTTGAGTAAGACCGTCTGAAATGTTATTCCAAACATTCATAAATCCATCAATGAACGGTTGAACAATCGCCATCACTACTGTCGTGATAGCTGTCCAGGCCACAGATGCGGCCTCTTGAATACTTACCCACAAGTCAGAAAAGAATGTTGCAACAGCATTCCACATGGCCTTTAAAGACTCAATGTAAGCATTCCAAGTTGTAACAACTCCATCCCACAATGTGCTAGCACCCTCAGAGATACCAGACCAAATACCGACAAAGAAATCAGCAATCCCCTGCCATGCCTGCTTGATCCAATCCACAAAAGATGACCAAATTTGCTGACCAGTTTCTGTTTGCGTAAAGAACCATACAAGACCAGCTGTCAATGCTGCCACTGCCGTTACGATTAGGCCAATCGGATTTGCAGATAAAACTGCATTAAAGATACCAAACGCTCCACTTGCTCCCATGGTTGCAGCCGCATTCGCCGCCTCTGCGGTAGTGAGTGCACCGGTTCTTACGAACTGAGCTAGCATTAAGCCATTCGTAATAGCTAGAGTTGCATTCCTGATTGTTTCAATTCCTTTTATTACTGCTAAGACAGCTTTATATCCTGCCCATGCACTCGTAATACCAACAACAGCCGATTTTAAGGCATCTAATGCAAGAGGTGAATCTTTTAACCAAGAGGTAAATTTGCTAAGACTTTCAGAGGCATCTCTGATAAAACCTGTGATACTTTCAAAGGCAATGCCTAGCAAATTCACTCCCTGCTCTCCGTCTTTAATCCCTAACAGATCTCCAACGAAATCAACAACAATGCTTGCTACATTACCAGCAACAACCCCAATATTTTCAAAAGTAACTCGGATATTATCTGCAATATTGACAATTTGCGTTGCAGCTTCCTCGCTAAAACCAATCGTATTCAGAATATCAATGTTATCCTGCTTGCTTAATGACCCAAAAATCATATCAAAAAAGGTCTCAAAGATTCCTGTTACACGAGATAGTTGATCAAAGACGGCACTTCCAAAAGCATCCCCAAAAAGCTGAGAAGCAATCTGGCTAATCCCTTCAGTCAAAACCAAGCCAAGGCCAGAAAAAATATTTCCAACCATTGGTAAAAAATTATCAAAGAGAAAGGTAGATGTTGTTTTAAGTAAAGCATGTAGAGAAGGTAGGATATTCTCTCCCAACGCTAGCTTTCCAAGGACGTTCTGAGCAGCTGCTTTCATGGATTCAAAAGACCCACTAAAAGTGGATGCCGCCTCTTTGGCAGTTGTACCAGTGATGTCGAGATTTTCTTGGATAGCATGGATAGCATTATAAACATCTGAAAGGTTGTTAATGTCGTACTTGACACCAGTCAACTTCTGAGCGTCATTCAAAAGGCGCTCCATTTCCTGCTTGGTACCACCGTAACCAAGCTTCAGGTTGTCCAACATGGTGTAGTTTTGCTTCGCAAAACCTTGATATGCCATCTGAATGCTCTCCATCGATGTCCCCATCTTGTTCGCATTATCTGACATATCAATCATGGCCATATTAGCCGTTTCAGCAGCCTTGTTAGTATCTCCACCCAAAGACTGCAAGAGACTCGCTGAGAAGCCTGTCACGTTCTCCATATAGGCATTAGCTGAGAGACCTGTCGTCTTGTAGGCTTCATTAGCATACCCCTTGACCTTATCAGCAGAATCTTTGAAAAGAGTTTCAATACCTCCGAGAGATTGCTGGAGCGCTGCACCTTCATTTAAAGTGGCCTTAAATGCCTTACCAATACCAGCTGCAACGATAACTTTTTTTAATGTTGCCATCATGCTAGAACCCAATGACTGTCCAGCACTTTGTCCTGCTGCACTCGCTTCAGGATTGAGGATTGATTGGATTTTACCAGTGATGCCTCTAGCTGAGGGTATCAATTGTACATAAGCCTGTGCTATTTCTGTAGCCACTAATCCTCACCTCCTATTTTTTCTAAAATTTTATGACGATATTCTTCAAAGTCCTCACCAGAATCAAAGATCATCTCCTTGCTTTCTTTAGCTTTAGTTTTTCCTGTCAGTTCCTCTGCAACCATTAATGGCTTGTTGATTCCTTTCTGACCGTCTGTTGTTTTAAACCAAACAAGAGCGGAAAGCCTATCAAGCACGCCCGCAAGCAAAAAAGTTTCAAAAGGAACTTTGCTATTGGTCATTGCTAGTTTGATTCGTGAATCATCTCTCAGACCAAAAGCAAAGACAGCTACCTGGTCAACAGGTAACTGTCTATAATCAAAAATCCCATATGTTTCAGCTAAATCACAAATGAGAGCATCTTCATCTGTTTGAATCATTCTAGCAAGGAGCGCTATTTTTTTAACTGGTTCTGACTTGCAAAGATCTCACTAATTTCTGCCCCCATTTTATCCAAAGGAACAATGCCATCCGCAGTTCGCACATGATTTTTCAAATCTTCGGATTTTTTACCAAGCATGAGTTGTACTACTTTTGGTAAAACTGCCGGATTTGTATCTACTTCAGCGATTGCTTCAAGCAACTCATAGTTTTCCAAGCGCTCTTTTGTGATTTCAAAAGCAAATCCGGTTGAGGTCACACCACGGATTGTTTTAATCTGTGGCGCAGCTCCTTTATTTTTCTTTTTGCGATTTTGTTTTGACATAGTTAAGCTCCTTTGATGTATTCATAGTGTGTGTCGTCAGCAGCGTTAGGAAAGGCAGTGACTGTCGTACCATATCCGAGAACACTTCCATCGTTATAAGTGATTTCATCGATGGCAGTTACTTTTCCTGAAGGAATAACAATACGTTTAAGTACACCACCTTTTAGAACTGTTTCGATTACCAGACAGTGATGTGGCAATTCTTTTGAGTTTGCCTTAATAGTAATTCCTGATGACAGGTCACCGGATACATTATCTGATCCATAAACTTCTTTCAAAACATCTACATTCAATGCTTCAATAAGCATATATTTGAATGTGTCTGTTTTTTCCTTTTGAACTGAACTGACAACGACACCACCCCAAGCCTTAATATTTTCTGACTCAGGGGAGTTGCTATTCGTCATACCATCTTCTGAAATATAACCTAGTGCTTTAAACGCATCATCTAATTTTGTAGTTGCGTCAGTCGGCAGTGCTGTTCCAAGAGGTGCAGAATAAACCGCACCTCCAATTTTAGGTTTTGCAGTCGTTACATTTGCTTCTGTAGCCATTTAATTTCTCCTTTTTTAAAAATAATTAATATCAAATACAGCTTGATATCGATATTGTTTCGTTTCAGTGTCCGTAAAATTGTAATCGCTGTTCAGGTGGACACCACAGATTGAATCTAATTCAATCAATCCCTTCACAGCACTTTTCACTTTCACATTAAGCTCTGCAGCCTTCTGCATAGTTGGGCCATAGCTTTGAAAAGCAAAGGTCGCACTACCAGAATGATTTCGCTCCTTACCACCAGTTTTTTGAATAATGACAAAGCTATCGGGAGCTTCAGCTTCATGCTCAAAAAATGACGGTACATCTAAATGACCGTCAAGATATTTCTTGATAATAATTTCAATCATCTAATGCACCGCCTTCAACAAAGTGTTATTTTTCAAATTATCTCTCTTCGCTTTTCGCGTTGCTGGATAAATCATAGCATTGGCCCTTGTCTTACCAACGTGACTATCTTGTTCATAACCAGGGCCACATCTTTTTTTAATGACTGTCGCTTCTTTGTTCAGAATGTCCTGAATCTCTTTTGATTTCAAAAGAGCTCCTACACCCGCACTGATAAGCTTGACTTGGGTATTACTCATACGCTTCAACCATCACTTTCTTATTCCATTCCAGAGGCATCATGGCTTCAATGCCTTCTAAGGGAATGCCAATCGTGCGCCACTTGCGCCCCAAGAAACGAACCTCACGGTCTTTCCACTCGTTCTGGTCACCTTTTGGGATTCCTAGCGTATAAGCAGCCTTCTTTCCAGTCAAATTGAGCTGATTCGTGACATCTTCTGTTGAAGCTGGAACAACCAGGACATTATCTACTTGAACTTCAGTATTCTCATAGATAGGATGCCCGAAGTCATCCCGACCATTCTTGGTTTTTCCAATCAAAGTTACAGTAATTCCTTTAATCCGTCCCATAGATATCAATCACCCCATATCTTTGCTTTTTAAGACCCAGACGTTTCAATTCTGAATCCTTGATAAAGAGACCACCACCAGGGACTAGATAAGAACCACTCACTGAGTAGCCCAAGGCACTTTCAGCAAATTGAGTCACTGGCTCTTGGTCAGTTGAAGTCATCAACGTGCGAGCCACTACATCAACCGTGACGGACTTAACGACCATGGCAAAAGATGGATCAGTAGCAACCAACCCATCTAAATCTTTGCCAACTTTTTTAGCTTCAACGCGAAGAGAATGAGAAACAACTTCCAACAGCGCCTCGGCTCGTTTTTCCTCATCGAATTTCAACGCCCGCCACAATTTTTTAAGATCTTCGACTGTTGCAAAGTTTTCCATCTCAATCACCCTTCATTTGCGATTAGTAAATCAAGCAAAGCAGATTTATTGGCCTTGCTATCATACTCAACACCAAATTCATCAAGTTTCGCCTTAATTTCTGGAACAGTAAGGCGATATTCGTCCTTGAATTCACTAATAGGAACCCAGTCACCTGCCAATTCACTGTCTGTTTCAATTGTTGCTAAGGTTTCTTTGTTAATATATTCCATATTAAGCCTCCACACGAGCAAATGCCTGCTCGTCAAGAATTCCCCAACCTACATACACCTCTGTACGCAAGCAAACTTCGCGATAGCGTTTCAAGTCACGGCCAGCACCGTCCGGATCTCCGTATTTAATGATTTCAAGAGGAATTTCATCTGCATATCCCCATTTTACAGCATTTTCAAAATCACCAACGATAACATGGTCTTTTTTAGCTGAGTTTGCAACAGTTGTCAATGTTTTATTGACATCTGACTTCATTCCATAAAATGAATCTGGGTTTTGACCAAAACGGTATTCAGGATATTGGACTACCCCGTTTACCTTAATTTTTCCAAGTGCAGCCCCTGCAGCTGGAGACAATGCGATTCCATTCACTTCGCAATCATTTGCTGTGACAGTTGCAACAGCAGCATCAATGTTTTCATCAATTTTATCTGCTTCATAGGTAACTACATTTCCTGTAATCAAACCATCAAATGAGTTTGTGGCTTTGAAAGAAGCATCTGTCATTGATTTTGGTTCAAGGCCATGAAATGAAGCGATATCAATTGCTTGTGCAACTTTTTTAGACAAGCCATCAATAAAAGATTTTAGGTAAGATAATTGTTTTTCTTCTGAACAATGTACAAATTCCTCAGATACCCGTGCTTGATAAGTAATCAAAATAGGTTTGATTACTTTCGGTTTCATAGTTGCATTTCCAGCATTTGAAGGATTACCTTCACCTACAATTTCAGCATTTCCTTCGAGATTGAATACAAATGTTTCCGTCCCCGAAAACGGAATAGGTTCTCGAGTAGTAAGTTTGGCAAGAGTTGAATGCCCCTTTACCTTGCTAAAAATGTCTTGGACTGTTTCGACTGGGAAAAGATCCCCTGTTTGTAGTGTTGCCATAAATTATTCTCCTCTCATTTTATGCAACATTCCTTTCAATGCTGCATCTTTGTCATCAATTGAGCTGGGCTCATTTGTTCCGAGCGGGTAAACTGGTTGAGTTTTCTTTATAAAACCAGCTAAGCGCTCCGCATCTGCTTTGAAGCTTTCTTCGTCAGTCCCTTGCAAACGGTCTGCAAGGTCGTAAGGCAATCCATGTTGCAAAGCCACACGAGTTCGCAGACTAGCTGTCTCATAACCAGCGATTTGATTCTGCAACTCTTCAAGTTGCTTGTCAGCATCTGCCTTGCTTTGATTACTAGCTTCAATTGTTGACTGCAAGCCAACATTTTCTTTTTCCAACTCTTCAACACGAGATTTAAGCTGGTCATAGTCGGCATACTTCTCTTTCTCTCGAGACAAGCGAGCCTTAATAGCAGCATCAAATTCTTCTTGTGTAGTAATTGGTTTAAATTCTGACATTCTCATGTCTCCTTTCTCCTGCTTCCCCGGCAGTTCGGTAATTTTGGGCATCAAAAAAAGCAGTCACAAGACCGCTTATTTTAATAACTGATTTTTTGCTTTTTCTTAGGCTTGGTCGTAGCACAAACCCAATGCGCAAGCAAAGCGCTATCCATCAAAGAAATATCCATGTCGTCAAAGTGCGATCGATAACCAAAACCACCATTTGAGCCAATATTCCGCTTGTCGCAGTTAGTAGCTACTTTAGACAATGATGGTTGCCCAGCGTGACAGATGGTTTTTTGGTAAATCCCCTGCTCCCAAAGAGCATTGGCTACGATGATTTCCTTCACCGTTGGTAGAATCACATTCTTGATTCTGTAGTCCTTCAACTCTTCGTCCAGGATCTTTTGACCACTTGCGCCATCAATGACAATCTGAGCTACATCAGCTTGTCTCAGAAAAGCGACCATCCACTCATTCCCATTACGAACGGATTGACAATCGACTGTCTCGATAAAGAAACGTCCATCCTTGGTCCGTGCAGCAATACTTAATGCCACGTTCGTTCCATCTTGACCGTACTTGATACCAACAGACAGCTTTCCAGACAATTCTGGGACATCATCAACCTTGAGCTCATTCCACTCCGTTTCAGAAATGGCAGATTTCTGGTTGTAAGTTGGCCAAAATCCCAAACGTTGGATATTATGGTCCAGCTTATCCTCACCAAGCTCTGCCTCAATCTTCCGCTCATTTAAGTGATAGCCCATGGATGGATTGGAATTATACCAAGCTTCCACATCGTCAATTTCCTTTTCGTCAGAAACCGACCACTCAGCCCATCCAGAATACTTACCTTTCCCAAATAGACAAGTCTCACGATACTTCGTAAAGACCGTACCGCTTGATACAGGGGTTGGAGGTGTCCCGCACATGATTGTAATAGGATTTTCACTATCCGTAACCGTGTACTTCAAAGCAGATTCTTGCTCGGTCGTGTACTCCTGAGCCTCGTCAATGATCAGCATGTCAAATCCTTCACCCAGACCACCATTTGATGTCCTAGTACGGAATTGGATAACACCACCTGTTGAATAAAGTTCAATCCTCTCCTGCCCCTTCGCTCGAATCGAATTGAAATCCTCACCATCCACATACCCCATTTTTTCAAGGTATCGCTTGACCTTTTCAAAAGAGGAATGAGACGTAGAAATCCGGTGAGCCGTGTGCAGGATATTCAATCCCTTATGCAAACCCCAAATTTCAAGAATATAAAGGATTTCAGATTTCCCATTACGACGAGGGATAGAATAACCAAACTTCTGATGCACCCAAAGACCGTTCTTGTCAACAGCCATCATAGGCAGCAAAAGATTCTTTTGCCAAGCATAGCAAGAAAGACCAGTCCGCTCGTAAAGTTCAATCGCTTCTTTAGCTTTTGAATTTTTCTTGACGTATTTTAAAATCACCGATTGAGTAGGATTCTGATTGCCAAGTTTCTTCCTCGCCATTCTACTTTCCTTTCAATCGTCATCGCATGATAACCCTATCGCTGGGAGATATCGGATCACCTCCTAAACTGAAGCACAATAAAAGCACCCTGACCACTGTCAACGTGCTTATGCTATAATTTCAACTTCCTTGATTTCATCCTCAAAGAGTTTTGTCCACCGGGTTCCTGACTTAACGGACAACCCATCTAGTTCTTCATCATAGACATCCTTGTCCTCATAAAGACAGACACCTTCAAATGTTTGGCCGTCAATATCGGTGATTCTGACAACCTTGTTATTAAATTCTCTAAGTTTCATCAGTCTCCCCTTTCGTAGTATGTCGGTATCAAGTGTGCACCAGTTTTGCTATATTTGATTGTCATAGCATTTACCGGCTTACCAGTATATACATCAATTCCTAACGGCCTATCTTCAAACAAATCAACCTTTTCATTGCTGGTTTGAGCGCCTTTTCTACTTGTTTCTAAAAATCCAGTCATCTTGTACTTATCGTACAGAGCATTGATATCCACATGATCATAAAAATAGCTCTTTCCAGTCAGTGATGTTGATTGAATATGTCTAGCTTGTTTTTCTGGATTGATTTTATCCAGCCAAGTGCCATTTTTGAAGTTTTCCTGGATATAAACTACATCTTTTAAGCGTTCATATCCCTCACCACCATTATACTTCAAATCCTGAAACTTTGCTAGTGAAATAGGAGCATTTTGAACTCCTAAAACATCAACTATTTTCTTGTATTCCTGAATATCTGCTTTGCGATTATTATCACGCACATCAATATTCATTTGCTTACGAATTTCTAGCTCATTTGAACTATCCTTGCTGAATTTTTTAGTCCAAGAATTCTGACGTTTCCCGTTTTTAGGATGATAATCAATTACACAAGTACAATGCTGATGCCTTCTGTAGAAATTCGCTGGTTCTTCACCGTATATGTAATTTCCTACCAAGCTATCACACCATTTGCAACAACGTCCAGTAGAATGCCTACTGATCGTCGGTACCAAGCCAGTTTTAGCATGAAACTCCGCATTCTTCCTAATGCTATCATCAATAATTGACTGGGTGAAGTTCACAATAGGCTCACCCAGCAACCAACTGACATCTTCAAAGTTCTCCTCAGACGAAAAGCGATTCACAATCCCATCGATCCGATCCTGATTCAATTCAGGGACTTGCACTTTCAGACCGATCTTTGCTTCATCGTTCAAATTTTTCTGAACATCGCTAGCATAGCCACTCACAAGCTCGTGATTCCGTCCTAGCACGTCCGTCAACAAACGCTGAGCGATATTGTAATACATTTTACCATCTGGTAATTTATCGGCGCTCAGAGACGCTCCTAGAGCCTTAGAAAGAATCTCTCCAATTTCAATCGCAAACTCATTTGCAGTTTTGTAAGTGGCTTTTTTTGCTTTTAATGTAGCAAAAGCATTTCTGATAATCTCGCTCTTACCAAAATCCCTCTCAAACCTCTCCTTAACCTCTTTCAAGATACCAGGTAAAACATCATTCTCCATTTGAACCACCCTCGCTTACAACTGGCTTAGCAGACATGTCTCCAGCGATACCAGTAAGATCTCGGATTGTTTCAGCATTGATATAACCAGGCAATGCCTGATTCAACTTCACAACACCATCACCAATCATGGTCATTGTGTTCGCATCCGCTTCAAACAATGGTTCCCATTTGACTGCGGTTCTCACAAATTGACTCCTAGTATAACGAAACTCATCACGCAAACAAGCAGCAACATAAGCCACATTTAGCAATCCAGCACCTAGTGAGCGCTGAGCCTTCCGACCAGCCAAACGCAAATTCTCATGACTAGCCTTGATGGCTTCAACAGATGATGGATTATCTGAAACGAAACCAAGGTCATCCAAAGTCAACCCCATTTCACCAGCAAATCCAGCAGCGGCTGTTCTCAGTTGCTCAGTAAACGGTGACATGCTAGCTGTAGTAAACTGTCCAACGCTCGGCTTCTCACCTTTATCGCTTGAAGAAATCGTCAACAAGCTTGATACAGTAGCTTTCCATTTCTCCATAGGTTCCGCATCAGGATCAAGTCCAAGAATGTATTTCTGTGGCCACGAATAGAACTCTGCTGTAATATCAGCTCGCTCTAAAGTTCGCTTAGCGTATTTCTGATAATACATCCCTGCCCTGGTAATACGAGACCGACCAAAAGGACGAACTGCATCAGGACGATGAATGACCGGAACCAGCAGAGGGATACCCGTTTCATTCGTAACCGAGTATGGTCTACCATCTTTCGGAATGAAGTGAGTAGCATTAGGCTCAAAGTAGGCTTCAAGTGTTGGACGATTGTAATCATCACGAGCCAGAACTGCATAACCTTCTACAAGCAACCCAGTAATAGGATCAATGACACCAGTTGCATTACTTGATTCAATGACTTGCAACCTCACCTCATCATCTTCACCCTTCGAAATGTAGACGAAACTACACGAACCAATCAGTGCAGCTAAAATAGCACTATCGAAAAAAATATCAGGATTGTTACGATCAAATATTTCTGTAACATTAAAATCATCGTTAGCAAATTCCCTGAAAATTAAACGATCTGCAAGACTATCAACTCCCTTTGCAGCCCAACCAAGGACAGATTGATATTTTACCCTGATGTGTGCAGGAATTGTGATTCCTGTAGGTGCTTCATAGTGCTGCATTGCATAATGCTTGTATCTCAGATTGACTCTACTCTGATAGAGATTCAACTTCCTCCTAAGATAATCAATGCCTCTCAATTCCAAACCGCTCTCCTTTCATTTTGATGATTTAGCGCGAGAAAAAATGTACAGTGACGGCGTGAAGCTCTTGAGCGCCTAGAGGGAGGGGGATACCCCCCCTATCCTCAGCTAGGACTTACTTCACACATATCTGTTATTTTTTCAAGATCTAAGTATTCAAAATTATTTTTAACATTTTTAAAAAAATAATATATTTTTTCTTTTTTTGGATTTCTTCAAGCTCTGTACTTTGTCCAGTCTCTAGACTGTGGCAAGTTCCTGTTACCTACAACAGTAGCGTTGCTTGACCTATCGTCAGCATAGAGCTTATCAGATTTCTGCCTGTTACATTGCCAGTGAGCAAGTTGCAGATTCTCTATTGATGATGGATGACCACCTTTTGACACTGGAACCACATGATCTATCACAGGACTTAGTGGGTGAGGGTACTTCAATGACTTATCCACCAGATGACCACAGATACCGCAAGTGTTCTGAGTTTTGAGAATCACTCTTTTATTTTTTTCAAAAACCGTTCGATGGGGACCTTGACGATCCGGACGGATATTGTTCATAGCGGACCTCTAACTAATAAGGGGGGTACTTTTTTCTAGCACCTCCCCTCGGTATTTTTGATATTACAATAATATCACGTTGAAACTGTCATGCACTGTCAATCACTGTAATTTACTGTCAAATGCTGTCACCGCATCTAATTCCTTTGTTGCTATACGCAACAATCGAAAATAGGTGCTCTCGCTACAATTCAGCTCATCCATAACTTGCCATCTCGTCATCTTATCGATATAAACCAAGCTCAGTATCGCCTGACTATCCGTATTATCCAGAGAATCAATCAACCCTTGCAGTTCCCTTTGCTTTCTGATAGCTTCAGCTGTCTTCTGCTCTATTTCTTCCTTAGCCGTAAGCAACTCGACATAGATATCATCCTGCTTACGCTTGATACCTCCAGACACTTTATCCGCAGAGATTTTTGCGCTGGATAAAAGTGAGGCTTCAATTTTATCTCTACGTCTAATCAAGCTCGCAATGTATAAATCTAGATTTCTCAAATCTTTTAAAATAGCCTTTGCCTTCACTCTCTATCTCCTTTGTGATATAATAATCTTAATAGGAATTTAGCTGAGGCAGAGAGTGCCTTGGCTTTTTTTGTTTATCATCGGTTTAAAATCTTGACGACCTCATCGATTTTGAGAAGTACCCGTACATATTTCTCCTCGTGCGAAAGGAATTTAGGGATTTTAAAATAAATGATTGTTTGATTTGGTGTCACTTGTCTCATTGTATCAATGTATTTCACCAAATTGCTGTTAAAAGCAACATTGCCTAACAGGATGAACCTTGGCAATGCCTGTCTAATCAACTTAGGTCTTCCAGAATATGGATATTTACAAGGTTTCATTTTACCTCCTCAATCTCAAACAAAGGGCTGTTAAATACTTCCACTAAGCCATCTTCTTCTAATTCTTTGCGGGTGTGGTGTGTTTTCGTATCTACATCATTCGCATAGATAAAGAGGGAACCAAAATACCAAATTTTTTGGTTCGTGTTGTATTTCAAATAACTATTATGGTCTTCAATCGCCTTCATCTTCACAAGATACCGCTTCTCTTCCTCGATCTCGTAGCCGTCAAGCCACGCTCGAGCGACTTTGTCGTAGGCGTCCAGCTCGTTCAGTAACCAATCATTGTATTGTTTATTAAAATTCTTTTCTCTGAGCGCATCATACAACGTAGCGTTCTGTTTCTTGTAATACTCGATAATTTCCGCCACAAACTGCGGAATTGTGACTTTCTGCGGTTCGTCTAGTTGTTCAATTGATTCCACCATCCAATTTCTATTAATTGTGATTGTATCTGCGATAAGCCCCTCTTTATAAGGCAAATCCTTGATACGTTTAATCAATTCCTGCTTATTCATCTTCCAACTCATCCATCTTAACTTTATACATTCGATTCCCTCGATACTTGCTCTCGAGCTGAGCCTTGCATTTAGCAGCATCTCCCTCTTTCTTAAAAAAGTGAGTTTTGTCTACCATGTTGTCAAAATATAGTGTTACTGTATATGACATTTTCTCTCCTTTATTTATTAAATAATATGCTTATTTTGCGAATATTTTTTCTACGGTTACAGGTTACATCACTTTTTAAAAAACATATTTTATAAAAAACAAGAATGCTGTTATATCAACGTTTATAGCACTTGCTATTTTTACTTATTAAATATTTTATATAAATGATGTAACCTTACTAATAGACACTCCAAAACCTCAGTAGTATCAAGGCTTTAGGAGGGTTACATCACTTTTTTTAAAATTTTATCAAAAACAGTACTCAAACCGTTGATATAACTGACTTTTCCTGCGGTTACATCAATGATGTAACCTGATGTAACCGAAACACGATTTTTGACCGTTTTTTACCTAAAAGGTTACATCATTTTCACTAAGGTTACATCACTTCTGTTTGTATATTTTTTCTAAAATAGGCACGCATCGTTTTGCCTCTAACCTTTTTAACCTTGTATTCCCAGTCCTGATTATTATCCATAATCAACTTGATTTTCCTAGCAATCTTTTCACCTCTCGCGCTATCAATATCAAAGACATTCTTTAGTATTTGTTTAGCAGACACGCTTGATTGAAGTTTTACACCTTCATAAAGCAAACCAGCCTCATTGCGATAGCTACCATCATTGAAGTAAGCCCAGGTATATTGATGCTGCTGAGTGACTGAGAAATCTTCCCATTCTTCTGGGACCAGCATTTCAAGGTAATCATAGACCTGCGATTCGGATTCATCTTTATAAGTGAAGCGCTCCTTATAGACCGCAAGCTCATTTTCGAACTCATCATCAAAGGTAAGGATAAATCCTTTTTTGTAAATAGCGACTGCTTCACCCCAAAGCTGGAGCACATCATGATCGGTCATATCAAATGGCTTGACAAATTGCTGGCCTGCATCCACCAGCACAGGCAGAAAGCGCCGCTCGCCAGTCTTGTCTCCTAGATACTCAATTTTATTGCTGGTCCTTGCAATCACAAAGTTTTTAGGGAATTTTTCGGCCCTGCGACCGTAGGATCTACGGAAAGAAAGTTCTGTTTTAGTCACGAAGGCTTTGAGTTCGTCAAAAGTAGTCTTCCTGGAAGCAACCATCTCATCGTCGTTGACAATCAGTGATTTCAGCATAATCTCATAGTTGTCCTTGTCCATAAAATCTTTAGCCGAATCCGTGTACCAATCAACAGCTATCTTTTGCAAGAAAGTGGTTTTACCAGCACCTTGACCACCCACAAGATCAAGCGTGTAGTCAAATTTAACCCATGG